TATTAATATGGTCTGTGTTCTCAGATGATCCAAACATACAACAAAAGTTAGATGTATTCTTTGATAAGTTTTCTAATTTGCCTTTCTGGTATCAATCGTTATTTATAGGCGTAGTCGCAAGCATATACGGACTTAAGGGTGCAGACATATTTAAGAAAAAATGAAGAAGATAAAGGTGATATTGCACCAACCTCTAAACATCTTCACCTTAGTTAAATCTCTTTTAACAATTACAATTTTAGAAGAAGTTGTTGCACAATATGAACTTATTGATCTTTACCCTTCATTGGAAAGAACTCATACACTTGAAAAGCTAATCAAAGCCAATAAAGATAATGTTTATGCTAGTGATGTTAAATTGGATTGTTTTTATGAATGTACTGAATTAGAGGATCGAGAACTCTTGGCGAGAGATTTCTCTACCAAGAGCCACGACTTAACGATTAATTAAAGATCACCAAATTCTTCTTTAAACATTTTAATATAAGCTATCAAGCCCATATAACCTACCACCCCTAAGAGTGGTAGAATTACAAAGTATAATAAGTTTTCCATTATATATTGCCCTCTATTTCATTTGTAAATTCAAATAAAGCATCTTCTGCTTTCCAAATATACTCTTGATATTCTTGGGCATCAGATTTATCAAGCTCACCTTCAATGTCATTAAAAGCTCTCTTAACTAGATCAATCTCATTTGATGCTACTTTTATTTGTTGTAATAACTTTTCCATTATTTGCCCTCTCTTACTAATTCTAAACAATAACCTACCAAACAACCAGCTCTCATTTCAAGATCACTATATATATTAAACTTATCAATATTAGTATTAAGAAAATCTGCACAACCTTGATAATCTTTTTTGTTAAATAATTCTAAGGCTTTGTCTAAAGTTTTTTGGTCTTCGTATTTTGTATTATTCATTATTACCTCCAAGTAATGTTTGTTTGTTAATAATTATAGCTATATTTTGAATCTTGAAAATGAAAATCGTAAAAAAAATTAAACTTTTTTTTAATAATCGTGCAAATGTTTCTGTTCTGTTCTCATTTAATCCACGCTAGAATAGCGTTTAAACGCATTTTAAGGGGTGTTTTAGCCTATGCAGGTTCTATTTGGCAATATGGGAACATTTCTACTATCTCCCTTATTTTATGATTCTTAGACAATATATCAGCTATTTCCGATTTTGAGTAAGTTTCGCTTGTTACAGATTGATGAGCCTTTAATTTATCATTAAGCATATCATTGTATTCGATAAGATCATCTAGGGGTATGAGATAGACTTTAAAAGGTTGACCGCCTTTCGTCTTGTATTCTTTAGTATTAAACTTTTCAGCAAATCTTTTAGTAACTAATAACTCACCTTTCCAAATAGGATTGCCGCTTTTATTACGATACCTGCAACTTACTCTTAAATTATTATCTCTTAATCTATAAGTTGCTATACCTACATATCTTTCACCGCCATTCCATATAGGACGATCTAGTATTAATTTTTTAGAGACCATGTTTCAATTCTTCCCTTTTGGTTACATATTCTGCTAAGATTAATTCTTTTTTAATAATGTGTGCTTCTTTGCGACCCCAATTATTAGCGTACTCTTTATCTGCTATGTTAATTTTTTCATCTAATTTACCTAATCTTTCATCATTTTTTGCCAAATGTTCTGCAAGTTTATCTGATGAAGATTTTTTCCTATACTCAACAAACAAAGAACTTTTTAATCTTTCTCTTTGTCTTAACAATGATTCAACACCTGCTTTTGATAATCTTGCATTAATGCAAATATCTTCTGTCATTGATTTTATTTGATCTAATTCTGTTGTCATATAAATCCTTTCAACTTAGTGGTGAATGAGGGGGGAGTATTGGAGGTAATTCACTCACCACTAGTATCCAATATGTGTAACAATCAGTACGAAAATACACATATCAAATATTTTATCTATTTGATAGAAATACTGTTACTACTAATTTTTGTAGTGCGTCTAAATCTCTACCAAAGAATTTAAAAAACTCTTTATCTCGACAAGCCATATAAGCCATTTCCATATCAGTAGCTTTAGTTTCAAATGGATTATTAGATTTCACAACTTCAATCTTTTTTACATTAGATTGTTCAGGTTGTTTACTGAATTCTTCTTCAGCTAATCTTTCTAATGCTTCTTCTTCAGCGATCTCATCAATAGCGGCATTAAATTCATCTTCATCACTTTTAGGCTCAGAGATAACTTCTAAACTAGCTTGATCTATTGTTAGATATCCTTTTTGATTTTTGTACCAATCAAATTGAATTTTAACACCCTCTTTAACCCAACTAGGTTGCGGCTTTTTATTAAACCACCAAGTAGCATTAACATTTTCAGGATATTTAGGTTTGACAAACTCCTGTAATTCTTTTGTCATTTCATCAGGCTTTAAACTAAAACCAATTCCATTATCATTTGCGTCAAAGACTTTAGTAATTTCACAATTAATTGTCTGCATATTATTCTCCTTTCAAGAGATTTATTATTTGTTGTTGAAAATCCCCACTATCTTTATAGTAGAAATTATTAGTGTCTGGAGTAGGAAACATATCAAGCCAATCTTGTTTTGTATTGCACATACTATCTATACGCTCAATCCATTTCATATTTTTTTTGACTACCTCCCATTCCTCCGCTAATACTTTTTGTGGTATTTCAAAGAAATTATATCTTTTATTTGTCGCATATAAAAGGGCAAATCTTCTTTTTTTACCGCTAAGACCCCAATAAAACGCCTGTTGTCTGACATTATCTGTCTTAGGCTCACTTGGCATTTGTCCTGTCGTTTTCAAATCTACTGTAATTGAATCATAAGTAAAATCTGCATATCCAATTTGATAGAAATTAAAACCCTCAAGATGATCTTTAAATTCTTCTTGATATACTTGTGGTCTTTGTAGTTGTCTTTCTTCCAATGCTTTGATCATTAATTTCGCACAATCAAAAGACCATTGAATATTTTTATCATCTTGTATTTCATAATTGATACAAGATTTTTTAATATAATTCATTAGATTTTCATCTGTTGGTGTTCTGTGTAAACCAAATCTTGCTGAATCTTCAATGACATTACCACGCTTGAGTTTATCATTTGATCTTGATTTGATATTGAACATCTGTTCAGCAATGCTTTTGACAGGTGCATTAACCCAACCATTTATTTTACTAGGCGAATGGCGATAACCTATATCAGTAAGTATAGACATATTATTCCTCCAATTAATAATCCAAGTATGACTTTTTTACCATAAGAAGTAAAGTAACTATTCCTCTTTTTCATTATCTTCTCCTAATTCGCAAAATAAATCTTCACAATCTATACATAAATTTAGATAGTTTATTTCATCATAATCGCATTTTGCACCGCAATCTTTGCAGACTAATATTTTTTTACCTGACATTTAATTCCTCCGCTATATCCTCTAGTGTAAATAACATTTTATCTATTTCGTATTCGCACCAACTTGATTTAATAAAATTGTATTGAGTGTAAACCATAAACAATAAACAAAGTGCTATTGTTATATGTAATAATCTATCTACTATTGCCATAATACTGAGTACCCTCTATTTTCTAAACATTTATTAATCATAGTTGCTTTTTTATCTATAGCTTTTGGTGGTAGCCATAATAGCTTTGCTCTAGAAATATTATAAACTTTCTTTGTAGTTTCCCAAACTAAGTTTGTATTATCTTCAGCTATACTTAAACAAGTATAATAATCATCGTGATATCTATTCATATCGCCTTCTATATTCGCTGATGACTTTCCTCTGCTATCAACGACAGGCATTGTAGCACAAGCAGTTAAGCTAAACAGAATTAATATCATTATTATCTTTCGCATTTCTTTCCTCCTTTTTAGTACAAGTTACGCAATAAACCTGTTCAATCCCATATTGATTGTATTCCCAAGTAAACGCTTTATGTTGCTTGACTGCATTAAAAATTTTTTTGCACAAAGAGCACCTTAGTTGGTAATCTCTCATGTAAACCCCTTATAAATTTTGTTAATGCTTCAAAATACATTACATGTTTTCTAAATGTTTCTAGATCTCTTGATTGATCTATTTCTTTCATTGGGTCGTAAAACACTTTACTCATATTGATCCTCCTTTAAATTAATAAATATTTCGTTATCCCATTTAGTCCTTGCTTCATCTTCATCTAATATTTGTTCACCCCACGCTTTTCTTTCATCATTAGTCCATCTGTGCCATCTTGCAAAATTCCATTCTTCACTTTCAGTAGTTCGATATTTCCATTTCTTATCTTGCTGTATAGACATAAAAACCTCCTAGAGGTGGCTTACGCCACCTCTTTTAATTGTTCTTGTTTAGGTTGTAGATCAACTAAATATTTGTATGCCTTTTGTGCTTGTGCAGAAGCCTTAAAGATAACTTTAGGATTATCTTTTAATGACTCAATCCAAACATTCAAATACTTAGCATGATTTTTCATTGGCTTTTTTGTTACACCCAACATTCCACAAAGTATTGCTGATCCTAATTCTGCAATTAATTCTTCAGTTGCATAATCATAATCTCTTGCAAGTCTTGTTTTGTTTCCTGTCCAATGTGTAAGTTCATGAAGTAAAGTTGCATAATATGCAGTTTCTTTTGTTTCATCTTCTAAGTCTTTCCAAGTATTCAATGGTGACATATTGATAAAATCTTGACTAGGAACATAAAAACATTTACCTTCAACTTCATGTCTAATATCTGCTTTTGTGTTAGCAACAAATAAATCAACATTTTTATTTCTTTCTACTTCTGGTAAGTATGGTAGATCTTCTTGAACTTCTTCTTTATAAAGAGTAGTTTGTTGAAGATTAAAAACTGTGTACCATTTCATATATCCATAAGTCTCTTCTGTTTCTTTATTTTCTGCAAAGTCAACATAACGAACTTTAACACCTTTAGAGCCTTTTATAATTTTACCTTTTAATTTATTACATTGTCTTAATGTTAACCAAACATTAGATTTGTATTGAGACTGCATAAGACAAAGAATTATTAAATTCATTCCTGAATAATGCGTACCTCTAATGTTTTGAGGATACAAACCATTTTGATTTGCAATTCTGTTAAAAGGCTTAAACCAATTATCACCCTCAGTTTCCATAAGTTTGATAACCGAATTTGCTATTTCGTTAATTAGTTCTTGATTTTTTGTATTCATAATTACCTCCAAGTAATTTGTTAATTAACTAATTAAACACTATTTGTATAATATTGAAAACATTTTTCTTGACTTATTTTTTGTCTGTTTTAGTATGGTTACGAGGGCATAGTCTCTAATCCTCCAAGTTTAGTCCTTTCTACTATGCCCTTTTTTTATATGTTGCGATCTGTAAAACATTTAAACTTTGTACGATCTTTGCCTTGTTTCATAAGCGATCAAACACCTAGTCAAGCATGTCATATAAGAATTTTAACAGATGGTGGAACAGGATTAAAGCCTAGCGATTATTTTGTATTACCATTTACTTATCACTATCATAAAATGCAATCCGATATTGGTGAGTTACGATTTTATAAAAAATTTAATATTAACCCTTTTTATGTTGCGAAAAATATAATAAACCTTTCTAATTGTAAAAAAGTAAACAATAATGAAGTAAAACAAATCTTAGAGGAAAGGGCAAAGATTTATGAAGGGTTACATAAAAATAAATAGGGGATTGTTATTACACCCCGCACTTCAGAAAAAAAACAAATCATTATGCGAAATAGGTGCATTTGTTTGGTTGCTATTGGAAGCAAGTTTCTTACCAAGAAAATATAGAATACAAAACGCAGAGATTAATTTAAAGCGTGGTCAATTATGTTGTTCTGTTAGTTATATGGCTCAAGCTTGGAATTGGGATAAATCTAAAGTACAAAGATATTTAGCAAGATTGAAACAGTTTGACACCATTACAAGCGATACACCAAACGATACATCAGCCGATATACCAAATATCATTACAATCTGCCATTATGATGAATATCAAGATATGCCAAACGATACATCAAGCAATAACAAACAAAATAAACTACAAAAGAATGATAAAATATATAATGATGAATTTAATGCTTTATGGGGTAGATTAAGAGCTAAAAAGGGATCGAAGAAGAAAGCACAAGATAAATATTTAAAGATAAGATCGACAGTTAAAGTTGATGATCTTGTTGAAAAATATAACAAACTTTGTGATGAAACTAAAGACTTCACATACATTCCGCATTTTATTACTTGGTTAAATGGTGAAAGATATCTTGATGAGGATAAAATTGAGAAACCTAAACAAATAAGTATAGATCAACATTTTAGAGAAATGCACAGAAATGTAGTGCCAAAGGGATTTTGTTTTGTTGGAAACTCTTGGAATGAAGTAGAATATACTGATGGAAAAGAAAGATTAACATTTAATATAAGATCAGGGGATAAAATTTAATCGACTGCAAAGAACAAATCGAGTACACTTTATGAATGGAAATCTTAAAGAAAGAAGATCGTAGGAAAATAAAGCCTAAGTTTATTGGTACTAAAGAGCAAAAAGCCAAAGGACAAGGGCGTGTGGTAATGATTAATGTTGCTGAGAGTTCTTTAGATATTCTTAGGTCTAAAAAAGTTCTCAATAATGTTCAATACTATACCGCTTTAAAATTACGCAGAATATGGGAAAAAAGCCGCATAGGAAGTTACACTTCAAACTTTAATAAAGTTGGTGATATAAATGGTTGGAACGATATGGCGGTAGATCGTATAGACGCTATTTATAAATTATCTAGGTTACATACTTGGGTTGGTGATTACGCTTTTCAATTACTGTATAAAATTTGTGTTGAAGATCATACAATTAAAGAAGTTAGTGCAATGTATCAGGTAGATCGAGTATACCTTGGAAAACGATTAAGGGAAGCAATCGAAGAACTAAAAAAATTTTTTGATCAAAGTTACGATTAATACTTGACTTTATAAAACAGTTAATGGTATAAGTTTGTATAATACCATTCGTGTATTCAAACCACTCACAGAAAAGGATATATTATGCCAAAAGGTAAAGGAACATATGGGTCTAAAGTAGGCAGACCACCAATGAAAAAGAAAAAAAAGAAAAAAAATAAGTAATGGCTAAAAGGCGAAAAGTACCTAAAGACAAAAAAAGTGGAGTACCCAAAAAATATTTATCAGGATTAAAAGGTAAAAAACGCACTAAAAGAGCCAATTTAATTAAACAAGTTTCAAGTCTATATAAGGCAGGAAAGCGTATTCCAATGAGATTGTTAAGAGCAAGAACTAAAGCGTAATGGCTGTAAAAAGAAAACCTTTATCAGCTACTGTAAAAGCTACTTTGCAAAGAAAAGCCAAAGCATCAAAAAGATACACCTACGGTACACTTGCAAAAGTATATCGTAGAGGACAAGGTGCTTTTTTGAGTGCAGGTTCAAGACGAGTACCAATGGCAGCTTGGAGTATGGGGAGAGTTAATTCATTCCTTAGAGGCTCAAGAAAACACGATTTAGATTTACGGAAGAAAAAAAGAAAATGACAAAAAGGGTTCAGTTGCCTGAATTTGTTAGATTATCACATTATAGAATTAGTTTAATCCCCATAAATAGTCAAATATCAGAAGAATGTGCTGAACAGCAGGGGTCATTCCATTCAAGATCAATGAGAATATATTTAGATGAAGATATTATTGAAAATGGCGGTAGCATCGCAGTGGACTTAGTTAAACATGAGCTAATGCATGCGATATTTTACGTCAGACAATTAGATGGTGCAAACGAAGAAAATATTGTAAATGGTATGGCAACACACTATACTGAGATTGAAAAAAACAACCCAGATTATTTGCGATGGAAATTACAGAACTTAAATTAGAAGATATTAAACCTTACGAAAACAACCCTAGAAAAAAAAACGATTTACAGAAAGTCGTTAAAAGTATTCAAGATTTTGGTTTTCAACAACCAATTGTAGTAGATGAAAAGAATACAATCATTGTTGGACACAGCAGGTACGAAGCCGCTAAACAATTAAATTTAGCAACAGCACCTTGTATTGTTGCAAAAATGTCACACAAACAAGCCAAAGCCTATCGAATTGTAGATAATAAAACTAATCAAGATTCAGAATGGGATATGGATTTATTAAATACAGAGTTTAATTCTCTAATGGATTTAGATTATGATATTACTGATCTTGGTTTTGACATAAAAGAAGCTGAAAAACTAACGATTTTTGAGCCTACATTTGAAAAACCTAACGACATTATAGGTGAAACAGAAATTGATACTGAAAATTTAAGTACCTCGAATGTCAAAATGGTTCAATTATTTTTGAACACAGATAATGAGCCTGAGTTTAAAAAAATGATAAATGAACTCAGGAAAGTTTATAACACAGATAATTTAACTGATACTGTTTTTGAAGTAGTCAGAACTCAATACAAAAACTTATGAAAGAACTGATTGCAAAAGAATATTTATCAAATGAAGAAATAAAAAATTTAGAAGGTACTTTTTTAGATGATTCACATTATGATACTATTATTAGAGAAGATACGATTGTTAGGAAAGAAAACGGAGACCCATTAATAGTATTTAAAAAAAACTGTATTCCTAGCAACCTCGCTGAACAGGCATATTATTCATTAAGAAAATCAATATCAGAAACAAACAATAGAGCATTAGCCGCAGGACCACTAAATGCTAAAGTTGGCGATGTAATTGATGGAAATGTTGTAGGCAAATTATTAGCAGGTAATAAATATGCACCTGTACGCAAAGATGGAACAATTTCAAACTCAGTTATGGGTAAAAAAGTTACTTCAAGCATTATAGGTTATGCTGATAGATATGCTAGAATACCATATTGTAGAACTACTGCATTTACTGAAAAACATTTAGAAGATTATAAAAAAGCGTTACCATATATACAAAGCATATCAGATTTATTTAAAGAAAATCTACCTGAAAGATGGCAAAATCAAAAGGATATGTGGGAACAAACAAGTGATGACTTTAAAATATCTAATACAGTTTTCACAACTGTCACTGTAAACAAAAACTTTAGAACAGCCGCACATTACGATAAAGGCGATCTTGCCGAGGGTTTTGGTAATTTAGCAGTCTTAAAAACAGGGGAATATGAGGGTGGATATACCATTATTCCTAAATATAGAATTGGTGTTGATGTTAGAAATTGTGATCTAGCATTGTTTGATGTTCACGAACTTCATGGAAACACAGAAACAGTATCAAAGAAACCTTACGAGAGAATATCCATAATTTGTTATTACAGAAAAAAAATGATAGATTGTGGTACCGCACAACAAGAACTCGAAAGGATCAAAAATGTTAGATAGTTTTTATTATCGTAAAGACACAACAGACGAAATTGTATTGAAAGAGATATTAGAAAAACAGGCGTACAGAAAAAAGAAGATAGATTTTAAAATTGAACCAGATGATGTATGGCTTGATGGAGGCTCACACATAGGGATTTTTTCTCTATATGCCGCAGAAAACAAAGCTAAAAAAGTTTATTGTTTTGAGCCAGAAACAGATAATTATCAAATATTATCAGATAACGCTAAGAAAATTCAAGAAGCATATAACATAGAGATTGTATGCATAAACAAAGCTATTAATCAAAATGGTGGTGAAGCTGAATTTACGATTGCTCCTAACACTTGGAGACATTCGTTGCTAACACACTATAAGAAGAAACTACCGACTAAAACAATTCAATGTATTGGGATTGACGAAGTTCTATCTAGTTATCCTGATATAAACTGCATTAAACTAGATATAGAGGGATCAGAACTAGAAATATTAAAACTAGACCATAATTTTAGTAATATTAATAAATTAGTTTTTGAATACTCATTCACAAAAGACAGAAATATGGCTAATTTCTTTGCTTGTGTAGATAAACTTTCTAAATATTTTGATGTAGATGTGCAAAAGAGTTTTCATAATCAATCACATCAGGGCGTTAAAGGTTACTGGGGAGGCTTTGTAGATAACATAATATTCTGTAAGAAAAAATAACAACACTCATAAGAGGAACTGATACAAACAGTTTAAAAAAGAGGAAGAGATGGCTAGACCAAAAAAATACAAAATTGACACAAAAGAAGTGCAAACTTTAGCGAGATTTGGCTGTACTAACAAGGAAATTAGCGAATTCTTTGGTTGTAGTGCTGACTTAATTGAAAAGAGTTATTCGGAATTTCTGACAAAAGGGAGAGCCGAGAGTAAATTAAGATTAAGACAGATGCAATGGAAGTCAGCTGAAGGCGGTAATGTTACTATGCAAATCTTTTTAGGAAAGAATATGTTAGGACAATCTGATAATCCAAATGAAAATGTTTATAGTCAACCACTACCATTCATAGACTAATGAGTATAATTTATGTAATAATGGTAATAGCAACTATGCAATCAAGTGATCCTATAAATTCTAATTATCAACGAGTTAAATTTAATTCTAAAGTTGAATGTGAGATATATCTTAAAAATAACAGAATGTATCTTACACACGAATTGATTCACGCACTTGAAAATTTAGAAAACGACAAGTTGCTTGATATGCAATTTGGTTGTGTGAAAGACAAAGGTACTGAAATATAATGGCAAAATATCAAGGGCGTACTGTTAAACTTAACAAACCAATGCGAGGTGATGTTAAAAAATTTAAGGTATTTGTTAAAGATCGTAAGACAGGTAATGTAAAGAAGGTTAACTTTGGCTCTAAAGAAATGAGTATCAAGAAGAATAATCCTGCAAGAAAAAGATCGTTTGACGCTAGAATGGGTGGTGTGTTAAAAAGAGTTAAAGGGCAGAAAACACTTAGCCCTGCATATTGGAGTTTACAGGCTTGGAAAAAAGGCTTTAAAGTATGAACGATAATCAAAAGATTATGCAGTGGCTAAATCAAACTGTTAATACTTTGAAACCAACAGAAGAAAAAGAATTTATATTTAGCAGTGATTATGCAGGTCGTAAAGTAAACATAAGAATTAAAATTGATGCCATTAACACAACCGCAGAAACAAGTAGTCGAATCGAAAGCTAGATTTAAAGTATTAATAACAGGGCGAAGATTTGGCAAAACACATTTAGCAATAAGACAGCTAATTAAATATGCAAGTGAACCAGAAAAAAAGGTTTGGTTTGTATGTCCTAGTTATAGACAAGCGAAGCAGGTATGTTGGTTAGCTTTAAAAGAACGCTTAGCAGAATTGAATTGGATAAAAAAAACAAATGAAAGTGATCTTTCTATTTCATTAATCAATGGATCAGTAATTGCTTTAAGAGGTGCGGATAGGTCTTATGATTCACTTAGAGGAGTTGGATTAGACTTCTTAGTGATGGACGAATTTGCTGACATATCAAGTGAGGCTTGGTATGAAGTATTACGAGCAACATTATCAGATCGTAAAGGCGGTGCAATGTTCACAGGTACACCGAGAGGATATGGTAATTGGGCTTATGATTTATATTGTAAAGGCGGAGTAGATAAAGATTGGCAAAGTTTTCAGTTTACTACACTTGATGGTGGACAAGTTGACGATGATGAGATTGAACAAGCTAAGTCTGACCTAGACGAGAGAACATTTAGACAAGAATATTTAGCAACATTTGAAACTTATGCAGGTGCTATTTATTATAACTTTGAACGAGAGTTAAATGTTACGAGATTAAAAGATAATAACACAACCTTGCATATAGGAATGGATTTTAACATTGATCCAATGAGTGCGGCAGTATTTCAACTAGAAAATAATAAGATAAATTTTATTGATGAAATAGTAATCTATTCATCAAACACAGAGGAATTAGTTAAGGAAATAAAAAATAGATACCCTGAACGATCTATTATTGTTTATCCTGACCCAGCTTGTCGACAAAGAAAAACTTCAGCAGGTGGTAAAACTGATTTAACGATATTACAAAATTCAGGAATGACAGTAAGAGTGAAGAATACTCACCCTCAAATAAGGGATAGGATTAACGCTGTCAATTCAAGACTAAAGAATACAAACGATCAAAGAATGATGTTTATAGACCCCAAATGTAAAAACATTATTAGAGGATTGGAAAGACACCTTTATAAAGAGGGAACTACGCAACCTGACAAGGATAGCGGATTTGATCACATGAATGACGCCATAGGCTATGCGGTGGATTATTTGTTCCCTATAAGAAAAAATTATAACAAAGAATTACCTACAAGATGGAGCGTTAAATAATGTACATAATGAATCAAAATATGGATTCCTTAATTCGAGACAAAGAGTTTATGGAAAACCGACACGATAACTATGATCTAATGATACCTAGATGGAATTTTTATTTAAGATCATACTTAGGTGGAGATGAATATAGGTCTGGTGGATTTTTACACGAGTATGCATTAGAATTAGATTTAGAATATCAAAATAGGATTAATTACACACCAATAGATAACCATTGTAGAAATATCATAAGTATTTATTCAAGTTTTCTATTCAGAGTACCACCAACAAGAGATTACGGAACATTGAACAATGATCCTAGTTTAGAATCATTCTTAAGTGATGCCGATCTTGATGGACAAAACTTTAATGCATTTATGAAAAATGCACAAACTTACGCAGGTGTTTATGGCAATGTATGGTTGTTTGTAGACAAACCAGAAAGCAACGCACAGACTAGAGCAGAAGAACTTAATCAAGATATAAGACCTTACTTAACAATGGTAACGCCAGATAATGTTATGGATTGGCACTATGTAAGAGCCGCTAGTGGTCGTTATGTGTTAGATTATATTAAAGTTAGAGAAGAAATTACATCTGATGGATCGTATTTTAGAATATGGACACCTAACGAAATTTCTTATGTATTCGTACCAGAAAGAGGCAAGATTAAAGTAATTGAAGTTAAACCTAACCAATTAGGAACTATACCAGCTATTTGCCTGTATAATAAAAGATCACCACGACAAGGTGTTGGCATAAGTGATTTAACAGATGTGGCATTATTGCAACAGTCTATATATAACGAGTTATCTGAAATGGAACAACTTATTAGATTATCTAACCACCCTAGCTTAGTCAAAACACAAGGAGTTGAAGCTAGTGCAGGTGCAGGAGCAATTGTCAATATGCCAGATGACTTAGACAGTGGCTTAAAACCTTTTTTATTACAGCCTAGTGGCTCTAATTTAAGTGAGATCAGATCGTCTATTGAACAGAAAATAGAAATGATTGATAGAGCAACACATATGTCAGGTGTTAGACAAACTAAAACCCAAGTACAATCTGGTATTGCATTGCAAACAGAATTTGAAAATCTTAATTCTACATTAAGCGAAAAAGCTGATTTGTTGGAAAACGCTGAAGAGCATATATGGTCTTTATTTGCAAAATGGCAAGGGAAAGCATTTGATGGTGAAATAGACTACCCTGATAGCTTTAATCTAAGAGATTATGCGTCTGATCTTCAATATTTACAACAAGCAAAAGCAAGTGGCGTAAGATCAAGCACATTCCAAAAAGAAATTGATAAGCAGATTGTTGACGCAGTTATTGATGATGATGCAGTTATTAAAACTATTAATGACGAGATCACAGCACAAACAGAAGTTGGGGTATTTGAAACAGCACAGACACAAGCGGAAGTAGCTGAGGAAGATGTCGAGTAAAATAGACTTATCGGAAGATAGCAAAGTCAGTTTACCAGCCAAAAATCTTTTATTTATATTAGCGGCAGTTGCTATTGGTAGCTTCAGTTATTTTAATCTATTAGAAAGATTAACCCTAGTAGAGACTGAGCTTCAGTTAATCACTAAAGACTTAGAAGCGGCTAACGACTTCATAGATGGAGTGCCTAAAGGCGATATGGTTAGTCCTCAGATACAAGAACTTTATATGTTGACGGAATTTCTAGCTGGTAATGTCGAGAAGTTAAAAGAGCAAATGGAAGAAGAAATGCCAATGATTCAAAAGAATGATATGGTAATTCAATTCCACGAAGAACGAATAATAGATTTAGAAGAAAAAAATGGGAGTTATAAATGATCGAAATAGTGTTTGCTATGATGATGATTAAAGATGGAGACAAAATTTTAGAATATGTTCCAACAAATGGAATGTCTGATTGTTTGGCTCAGAAAAGAGTTGTATCAAGATCTATTGGTGAAGATCAAGAAGGAATATACATACAGTGTAAGGAAGTTAAAGCTGAACTTGAAACTGATATGGGAAGGCTAAGAATTAAACGAATCATTGAATAGGGGGGTAATTATGCAATGTAGAAATTGTGATCACGAATGTCATTGTGGTAATGGTGGTCAATGTTCAGTATGTCAATGTTCTAACTGTGAACATAACGCACTTGACGAATTTTGGAAAAGGCTAGATAAAGAAGAAGATTGATGGATAAAATTGAAGAGTTAGCACAATTAAGAGAAAATCTTGTAGATGATATAGAAGCAAGACATATTAACAGATTAAACATTGCTTTAGAAAATTTAGAAAAAGATGTTGTTAAACTTGCTAACACTTTACCTTTAAGAGAAAACAAATTATTTGAAGCTAGATTAGCGGTTGAATTAAGACCGAAGATAAAAGCATTAATAGATAAACATTATGTATTATGGGCTGATGGAACTGTAAGAGAATACGATAAAGTTGCTAAGATCATAGTAGATAATATGAAAGTATTGCCGATATCTGAAAATTTTAAAACACTTACTGAATTAGACATAGAAACAATTACTAATTTAAAACGAGTTAAATTTACAGGTTTTTTAGATATAGCAACTGAAACTACTAACGCTTTGGCTGATGAGATTTATCAAAGTACGATAAGTGGAAAACCATTTGAGGACACAGTTAAAACCTTACAACACAGGATTAATGGTGTATATATTAAAGCAGATCAAGATGAAATTAATGATCTTGTAGAACTTGTTGCAACTACAACTGATGAGACAGTAAAACAAAAAGCAATAGAAAAGTTGCATACTGTTTATGGTGCAGATAGAGTTGGAAATAATATGAGAAGATACGCTAAGCAATTAGCACACGATAGTTTAATGGAATTTGATGGACAGTTTACTAAAGCAAAAGCCGCAGAAGCTGGTCTAACAAACTTTCTTTATTACGGAGATATAATTGGTGATAGTAGACCATTTTGTATAGCGAATAGAGGAAAGATATTTTCAGAAGATGAACTTAGAGATAAGTGGTCATCTGAGAGTTGGAAAGGTAAATCAACAACCGATCCATTTACAAGTAGAGGTGGATATAATTGCCGACACCATCTACAACCTACCGACCCAAGTTGGTATGATAACAATGGCAATCTTATAATATAGGAGAATACTACTATGGCTGACGAGCAAAAAACGGAGATTGAGAATACTGAATCTCTAGAAACAAAACAGGAAGTTGAACAACAAGAGCCAATGATCGCACAAAGCGAATTGGATAAAATTCTTGAAAAGAGACTAGCAAGAGAAAGAGCGAAGTTTGAAAAAAAACTTAATGGCATTGATCTTGACGAAGCAAGACAACTCAAAGAAGAAAAAGAAGCTAAAGAGTTAGAAATGCAAAAACAACGAGGTGAATTTGATAAAGTATTAAAAGAAACAGTATCTAAGAAAGACGCTGTTATTTCACAATACCAAGCCGAGTTACAAAAAGTACGAATTGATGACGCATTGATTAAAGTAGCAAGTGAACAACAAGCTATTAAACCAGAGCAAGTCGTTAATTTACTTAAAAACAAAGTCCAATTAGGAGACGATGGTAAACCAGAGATTATTGGTGATAATAATGCACCAATGTATAACGATAAAGGTGAGCCACTTAGTATAAAAGAATATGTTGGACAGTTTTTAGATGACAACCCTCATTTCAAAGTTGCAACACCTAGCGGTGCTGGATCTAGATCGAGTGTTGGTGGTGATACGCCCAAACCTTTGAACTTGGCGGAACTAAATATGAATAATCCAGAAGATAAAGCAAGATACGCTGAATATCGGAAGGAAAAATTACTAAAAAATTATTAACTAATAAACCATAAAGGAGAAAAATTATGGCTAACGAATCAACATTGTCAACATTAGACGATTTGATCTCGCCTATGGTTGCAGAGGCTCTATTTGTAGCATCTGAAACTTCAATTATGCG